AATCATCTTATGGGCGATCTTGGTCATATCGTCGCCCATTGACGCCATGCCGGCACCGATCTTGCTGGCGCCATAATCGATCTGTGAGCGGTAGGGAACGGGAGCACTACTCAAGGGGGTGTTACTTTGCAGTTTGGGTAATGGCGGCATATTTGTGTCCTATGTCCGAGGTATAGGTAAGGCTTGCGGAGCCAACAACGAACTACCGGCAGTGCCAGGGAGCTTCCACAGGCCACCTTGATGGCCCACATATGCCCCGGTGGCGGCTGTCCCGGCCGCTTTAAACAATGAGGCATACAATGCGTTACGGCCGGCCGCTTTAGACGCCGCGGCCTGCGCTCTGAAATTGCCCGCCTGGGCGATATAGGCATCGTTTTCAGTGTCGGCCTTAAACAAAACTTTAAGGTGCTCAAATGCGCCAACCTCGGCGTTATGCGCCTGGATATCCAAAGTGCTATCCTGGTCAACTTCAACGCCACGTTTTGCAGCAAGAGCCCGGGTTGTGCCAACCGCCTCGCGGGCCTGCTTAACCGGCACATTGGCGTTAACCGCGGCAATGTTCCGTCCTTGCAAGCCATTTTGAATTGCCTGATCCGCATTGCTATTCAAGATTCTGGCATTGGCCTTTCCCGTTTGGTAGGCACCAATGCCGCCGAGGATTGAACCACCAGCGGACATAGCCGTGCCAAGAATCAGCAAGGTTGTCGGTTCACACATCTCCATCACCCGTCATGGGTTATAATCCTTGTCATCAGGGCCGACAAAGTCATCGGCAGGGGTTGATCCTGCACTAGCGTGATCTGGCCAGACGTTTCCCAATTGCCATGAAAATTCACCGATTTGTCGCCGGTAAACAGCGGTGGCGAACTATCCATCGGGTCTGATCCCGAGCGGAATTTAACAACATCCAGATCCGCGGCCGCTGAAGAGGTGCCGTATTTAGCGCCCAGCGTGTTCACAAATCTGAAGGTTACTTCAAATACTCGTTTGGTTTTACCCTGGGCCGTGCCGTCATCGCCGCCGGCCTCGGGCCTTAGTGTCTTCAAGATCGATGTAAACGGCAGGCCGACCTGTGCTTTCTCCACTGTCGGGGATAAACCAGAGACGGCGCCAGACGTTACATCCTGATCCAAATAGACATCGCCATCGCCCAAGATCGAGACGGTTTCGCCCTCGAGGTGATCGAGCCCACTGAAGCCGGCCACCGCCGAGCCGCTATAGGTCAAACCGCTGTCTACATAAAAGGCATCTGCCTTGGTATCGGAATCGTCCGGGTTAAACTCGGCTTCTAAAAACTCAACGAACCGGCGGGTGGCTCCATTGATCGTTCGTTTGACAATCAGCCACAATTCATTGTTGCCGGTGCCAGGGATAACAGCCAAACTTTCGACAATGCCCCAGGCAGTCGTAGAAAACGATCCGCCGAGCTTATGCCGATGCCAAGCAACCACTTGCTGGTCACGCAAATAGGTCAGGCCGATCAATTGGCCATCGGCGCGGATGCCCCAAATTATATTGCTAGGCTCCTGTTGATACTCGAGTTCCGATATTCCACCATAGCCAACCTGTTCCGACAGCAATGTCAAGTCGGGCGCTAAAAAGGAATCGCTTTCAAACGAATAAACAAATTCGCGGATCTTGCGCTGTTGCCGCTGAATATAAATAACCGCGTTATCCACCCTAACCGGCTTCGAGGTATGAGCACCGCGGGTACCCTCGCGGGCCACCCGGACATTGCTGGGTGTCAACGCTTCGTTTGCACTGGTGGCCGAAACAACAAATTCGCCGCCGGCCGTGCCGACCATCAGAACCTTACCGGCAGATAGCCAGCGGATTGCATTCACCTGATCAGTTGCAATGGTATAGGTCACCGGATCATCATCGATGGTCCCCGGTGTAAAATTTTGATAATCTGCCGATCGAGATCCCCACATGGTCTGGGACTGTTCAGTTGTGCCAGCAAAAAACAATCTTTGTTCAAAAAACTGGACGGCAGTCGGATAACCAGTTGTGCCGGAAAATGCTCCCAGCCGCCAGGTCGTCTCTGCCGATGTGCCGCCAAGGTCATTGGTGATATCAATGCTGACCGTTGTCGTATTGGTATAGCCGGCGATTGACCCGTATCCCCACTGAATACCGCCTTCACTTAAAAATTTCCATGAGACAGTATTATCGACAATCTCCTCACCATCGCCGCTAGGGCCACCGGAACTGTCCGAGGTGCCGGCCTTGGTGCATTTATACACATTGCCCGAATTGCGGCGCACATTGCCGAGACTATATCCGGTGGTTGCGGCCCACTGGGTTGCTTGATGACCGATTCTAACAAGGCGTCCGACATCGGTTGATGCGAAGCCATCGCCGTCATTGATGCCGACAGTTGCCGAGGCAGTCAGCGATACGCCCGCGCCAGTTGCCGCCCCCGGCGTCAGCGTTGTGGTTGTCGTATTTTCATCCTGGTAAGGGCCGTCTTCAAACGTAATATCTGCGATTGTCCAGGCGGTGTGTCCCGTCCGGGAAATTTTCCGGGGCACATAACTTGGATGCGTAACGTATAGGACATCGGCCGATTGCGCGAATTGCAATGTTGGCAGATCCGCGGTGAGATATGTGGTCGTTAGCGTGTATACCCGTGCTGCTGTGCCGGCACTGTCATACGCCGTCCAGCCGCTGGAGTCGATGTTGTTGTCATCGATATCGGTTAGCTCAACCGTGTTCGTTGTCTGATTCTTAATCTTGTAATATTTGCCGTTCAATTCTGTCATGCCGACCACTGACGCAATATAGATTTCGTCACCTGTGGAGTAACCGTGTCCGGTTGCCGTGACTACGCATGGGCTGGCTCTGGTGGCGCCACTGATGACCACATTGGCTTCCAGGATCGAGCCCTGATCTTTATAAAACCGGCAATATAAATTGCCAAACTCAATCACATAAGCTTGCGTTATTGAAAACTCAAAAGGGATTAAAACGGTTGCGGCAGAGCTATCTTTTACTTCCTTGACGAAACGTGTGCCAGATCGCCGGCTGGCACCCCCGTGTGGAAACACCAGAAAGTTTTCGAGCGTTTCGGTAGCGTTGGCATACCGGGATATATCCGGCCGACCAAACAGCTTTGGGGATAGTTCGCCGGCAGTAAAATTGGTCTGGATTCGTGAAACGCGGGACATTTTTATGCTCGCGCTTCAAGCCAGGTATTCTCATCGGCCGACAGACTTTCCTGTGCATCGACCAGCCGCGCCGCCGCCAGCTTCGCGGCGTACAGCGTCTCCAAATTAGTAGTTACAGTTTGGTTAGCAATAATGTCATATGAGATATCTGCGGCTATCCTGTAGGCGTATGCCTCGATGAACATCGCATCAAATTCAGTAGGGTCTGTGATAGTGTCGAGATAAACAATTTTAAGCGGTGCCGCTGCATCACTAACGATGGAGCGGCCTTCAACTGCCCATTCCTCAGTTGTGTCAACTTCAATGATTCTGAGACAACCGGTTGGCCATGTAAAAGCATTGGTATATTCATAAATCGGCGCTGTTGTACTCGCGGCCAGGGATGCTCGCTTGATCGCGAAATTCCACGGATGATCACGCAAAGCCTGGTCACGTGACTGTTCATACATCCGATTGCAGGCTCGCCCTTCTTTTGAATCGTCTGTCAGCGCAGTCAATGGGTCTGCGCCCAGAAACGTCAAGGCACGATTGCATATGCTCACAAAGGATGTGGTTGCCGACATGGAAAGCTCCCAAAAGAATTGAGGGGGGCGAAGCCCCCCCCCCTCAATTCAGTTCAACTAATCAAGAACGTACATCAAGAAGCCGACAAGATCGTCGCCATCTGCGATAGCGGTGTCTTGAGAGGTAGCGCGAATAATCACACCATCCTTGCTCTCGAGCACATAGGTGCCGCCCGTCAGAAGGTTGGCCGCAATGGCGCCTTCCAAAGTTTGGAACCCAACCGTGTCAACGTCCAGCCCATCGATCAAACCGTTGGGGTCAGCCGCAACGGCGTCACCATCCAGGTCTGTGTGAGCATCCCAGCCCAGGTCAAGAGTGGCCGATGAAGTGGTCCAATTGACATAAGCGCGGGATTGTGACGCGAGTATGCGAACGCGGCCGGGGGGCAATTTGCACAGGGCAACGCTCGAGGTTGCATCACCGGCACCGTCCTGGGTGCAAGTGAAGAATGCCACACGAATGCGGCCATGCTCTTCCGTTGGTGCATTATTGACCACCGGAGTTGCTGTCGCATTCGTATACTCGGTGGACTTTTGAGTAGTAACAGCCATTCTAAAGCCCTCCTCTTACGTTGGATCGCATTCGATATAACCAACCAGGCCCTCTTCCATACGGGTAGAGCCTATTGACATCGAAACGAACACTTGGGTTGCGTGGTTTTTATCCGCACGTTCACTGATCTTAACGACAGGTTCTGCCGCTATACCGGATAACATCCCAGACTGAGCCCAATAAAGGACTTTATGATCTGAATTGCTGTCGGTACCGATTCGCTCAGTACGGATAAAGTTAAAGCCGAGGAACGTGTCCACTTCACCTTGCACTACATTATTTTCAATCAGGTTCGTTAATCCCTGACCCGTCCGAAGACTGCTATATGTCGCCACATAGATAAGACCATATCATCATCCCAATGGGATGCTCTGCGCTTCCAGCCACTTGGCTGTACTTCCTTGCGGAATGGTCGTTGAACCTTCCCCTACAGGGGCTTGGCTGCTGATTGTCTCAGAGAGAGTTCCCAGCAATTCACAGAGTGTTTACCCGCCTGTTGCCAGACAGGGGCGCTAGTGTATTAACGCTTTGACCGTATTGTAGTCGGAGCTCGTGATCTCGGTTTCAGCTAACAGATTACTAAGCTGTTTAGCATTGATTACGCAAAACCGGGCTTCGTCCGGGTCGCAATCATTACTA